TGCTCTTGCGAACGGTATTGGCGGCAAAAATGGATTAGCCACTGTTGCATTTGTTGCTCCAATTAAGGATGGTGGTTGATAATTCATGCTCATATTTTATTCTCCTAGTAATCTTTTATCATCGTTAGTATTCCCCGATATACCATTTCTGAATCTGATTTTGCACTAACAAGATATTTATAACAGGGAATTCCTCTATCATTTAATTTTTGCATTCCTGGTTTAAACGCCTCAAATATTGGGTGTTTCTCTATTGTTTCGTATTGGTATTTATCTTTCCATATATCATATTTATTCGCCCATATTCCTATTGCTATTGGATAATCATGTGATTTCTTTTTCTGTCTTTTATTTATGGGATTCCAATATTTTGAACATATAGTATCTACTAAAAATTTCCAACCTAATTGTTGTTCTATATCATAATGTTTTTCCATATGCCTATCATCTATCATAAAAATAACATATTTCACTTTTCTTTTACGCATATCTTGTAGCCATTCTGCCCAATATACTGTTTCTCCTCCCACATCTGCTGTTTTAATTGTATGTGCATCCCCATCAAGTTTAACATATTTTCTTGATGCTCTCTCTCGCCCCACTGTTCTTTCTGTTATATCAGGGACTTCTCCTCTTGTTCTTAATTGATGATGTAATGTTGTCTTTCCTACTTGACTTGCTCCATATACACCAAAAGGTATTGAATGAACTTTATTCCAAAAGGCTCCTACTCTCTCGGCTAATACTATTATAAATGCGGTCATTACAGACATTATAAATCACCATAAGCCATACCACATTTTCCAAAAACCATCCCAAACAATAGCATAAAGATTAACCCCTGCTGCCGCTATACCATGTCCAATAAGGAACCCGCCTGTTGTGGCGATAAGGCCCCATAAAAAAAATCTAGCGCGCAAAAACCAAATGTCAGCAGAATGCGCTCTTTGAAGGTCATAGGCTAAGGTAGTTTCATCAAAGCCCATTAGTATTTCTGATACCATTTACCTCACTACTGCTCTATTTCTGCTAAAAACGAAGGAGTAGCAGGTACAGTTGGAGATGGAATATAAACAGGCGGTGGCATGGTAGCAGGTTGATAGGCTGTTCTATATTGATTCATGGTTTCTCTAGCCTTCATTCGCTGTTGTTCTTCCTTTTGTCTCTTAGTCCAATATGCTGATATTCTTCTATCTAATAACATCATTTCGATTCTATCATTTAATGCTAAATCAAACAGGGCTTTCATTACTAATATGCCACCAATAGTCATTAAAGCAAACACAGTGGCGTGTGAATAAGCGTTAAACGCTAATAGATGCCCATATTGGGCATAAAAATAAACATTCACTCCACTCATTGTTCCAATAAACAATATGGTCATCACTAGGCGCGTATCTTTTTCTAAACTTGGCATTTTATCATCTCAAGCGAAGTTGATTGTTACGAAGCCAGCACCCGCAGTAATTTGAAAGTATAGTCCTTCTGCTGCAATAGCCCTATGCATATCATTTTCAGCATTTACAGCATCTCCTTTCAAATTCATGCGAAGCATTTCTTTTTTACCAGAAACCGTTGTGTTGCCACTGTCCCATACCTTGAAGGTAAATAGGGCATTACCAACAGCAGTAGCATGAACACTAACAAGTGTGCTTCTGCTAGTACTAACTATACTATTTGCCGTTAAGACACCACTAGTATTACAGCCCACGATACAACCTCCTACGCTCAACCCACGAATAGGGCATGACTATATCAATCCTCGGTTTTCTTTTTGGGCTTTGAATCTAATTTTGGAATCCTTATCTTAGGTGGATATAATTTATCAACGACTTCTTGATAACCACCATCAACCTTAAATTCCTTTTTTAATATTTCTAATTGCATCTCAGTCAAACCCAAAATAGCATCTTTGTCTTTTTTAGTGAATACTATTTCCATCTCATTATTGCCTATAAAATGCACAGCAACATTAAGTGGAACTTTTGTATTTTCTTGGGCAGTAAAAGAATAGTCTTCGCCTCCCCTTCTTAATACTAGAGGCCCGTGAACCCGGTGCTTATTTAATTTTATCAAACTCATCTTATCATCTCCGTAAAAAGTAGCCCAAGCCCCCGTTAAGAGGGCTTGAGCCACAGTTTTTTCGTAATCAGATTTGGCCCCAAACTCGGAGCCTAACTGCGCCAATATCTGCGTTCGCGCTTGATGCCGCGTTAGCCCCGTCTAAGTTGGTTGCAGCCAACTGGAAAGACTTTCCACTAGCATATTTGCCTGTTATTCCTGTTTCAGCGACTACTGCATAAGTGGCTGGCTTCTCTAAACCTGCAACCACAACACAGTTAATTGTCGATAATCCGAATTGAGAAGCATTAACAACCTCTCCATTCGCTGTATAGAGGGTAATATCACAAACAGCGTCCACACAGTATTCTGAATCCATAACACGCGGGACAGTAAAGCCCTTATGACTAGGTAATATAGTTACTGAGTTTGTCACTTATTCACCCCCTAATCAAGAACTGGTTATGTTAGTTAACTTACCTTGTCCCTTAAAGAAGGAACAACCAGTTTCACCTATTGTTCGGTACATACCCTGATTTCCAAGAGTACCTACACCGAATGGGTTTCCATTACTAATACCATCCTCAAAGTACTGAGTAGGCTTCATAACACTCATCCAAACGTGGTCAGTATCAAGCATCAGTATGTCACTGAGTTTATCAGAACCATTACCCGTAGCGGTCATATCCTTCGCAGGAATTAATGGTATATCAAAGTAGGTTGCGACCCTAAAGCCAGTTTCCCTACCCTTTAATCCTCTCAGACCATTATGGGTTGGAACAACCTCTTTTCTATCCATAAACCTCTCTTGGCTTTGTAGTAAGTCACCAATAGCCTGAATAGTATCATAGCCAGTCATCATAACCTTTGGTGAACCACCGTTCTGCCTAACCTTGCGGATTAGGTCATTTAGTAGTGTTAATGTTAGTGGCCTTGAATCACTAGCACCATATCCATCACCAAAATCAACCTCGGCATCTAAGAATGATGCAGAAGCCGTTGCGGTGTTACTGCTAATAGATGGTGCGCGTAATGTTGTCCCATAGATTGATGAAACATCGGTTACAACAGTAGCGTTTGAACCATTATTTGCTCCAGTATCTAATAGATTTGCGTTATACATAGCAGCAATCTCAGCAGAAGAAGATACAGCCTTATTTAAGGAAGTATAGTTTCTATCAATATCTGTTGCCGTTCCGTCATCGTATGATTCTAGAGGCATTACCAGCATCTTGCTTTGTGCTTCGGCGTGTTGCTTACCCATGTCCTCGCGGATTAACTGTCTTAAGTCGCCAATACCGTCATCAATCTTTGCTAATTCCATTCCTAATTCTGAGAACTCAAAGAGATGAGCAATCGTCTTAGGGCTGGTGTAGAGTTTAGCATACTGTGGTGCAATAGGTGGAATGTTATTTCCAGTTCCCAAAGTTGCGTTTTCAGGAACTCCACCAATCTTATCCGGTCTTGGAGTAGTAGAACCAGTTGCGCCTGAACCAGTTGAAAACTGGAATCCAGAACCACCTTCGGCTCTCTCCTTCAATACTCGCCATCCACTCGTTGTATATGGCCTCTTAGCGATTATTGCTAAGGGGTTTATCTCTTGGTTAAGCATTGACCATACTTTCTGTCCATAAAGGACGTTGTATAGGTCGCCTAATCCAGCAGCCGCACTAAAGGGGTTTGAAGATGCATCGTGAGGGGTTCCAAAACCACCCACTACACCTGCACTCTTAAGTAAAGAGTTACCCGCAGGGCCGCGAACACCATATGTTTGCGCTTCTAAGTCTTTCATTGTGTTAATGTACTTTGTCATTTTATTCACTCCCCATACTTTGCCGCTAGGTTATGTATATCGCCCCACGACATTTCAGCCATATCTGTAGCCAATTCTGATGGAATTTCGTATTCTTGTGACTTAGCAATTATATCATTTTGTTCAGTCAAACTCTTGCGTAGGTCTGCAAATTCTTCTCTTAGAGTGGAAACCTCGTTTCTAGCATCATAAGTTGCCCTATCCACAGATTCCTTTCTAACAGTGTTTTCGCTTGCAAATCTTGTTGAAAAGGTGTTTTGTAGTTTTTCATAAGCAATCTTTTCTAGTTCTTCTGCCTTGAATTGTTCATAAGCCTTTTCTATGTTCTCAACTGTTAAGTCAAGTGTGGCGAATTCTGCGTTATCCCATCCCTTTGATAGTGATTTTTGGTCATGGGGTTTTCCGGCTTCTCCTGTGCCTCCACCGACATTTGCAGATGCTTTACCACCTGTATAGCCGGTTTCAATGGAATCTCCACTAACTAAGGAAGTAGCCTTGCCTTCTAGTTCTGAAAACTCGCCTTCTACTTCTTCGTCGTGATGACCGTTTGTTTCTAGTTCGTCATCATCATCAGTTACGTCCATGTATTC